CCAAACACTTCTCAAGGAACTTCTGGTTCTCAGAAAGGTGGATCTGGTAGTGACGTTGACTTCGCTGCTTGCCTATTCTGTGGAGCTCAAGCTCTTGCTATGGCAGATATCGGTTTACCAGAAATAGTTGAAGATACTTTCGACTATGGAAACCAAAATGGTATCTCTATTGGTAAGATCATGGGTCTTAAAAAGCCTAAGTACAATTCTGACATTTCTGGTCAGGATGAAGACTTTGGTGTAATCAGAGTAGATTGCGCATTTTAATTAAGATTGGGGTGGTCTTAGGGCCACCCCCTTCTATCAAACAGGAGTTTTAAATGGTAGAAAAAGAAGTAAAAAGAATGTTAGTAAAAGCCAGTGAAGATGTTTATGTAGCTTTGACTACTGGCGATGCAGTTAGACTAGAAGCTGGAGAAACAAGAGAGTTTCCCGACTACATAGCCTACGCTTGCATACAAGCAGGGTGTACTGAAGTAAAAGAAGCACCTAAAAAAGTAGAAGAGATTGTAGAAGATACTAAGGAGAAACCAAAAAGAACAACCAAAAGTAAAAAAATAACTGAAGAAGATTGATAAATGGCAGGGACATTACAAGGTCAACATATTCTCTCAAGAGTTCAAAATATCTTACAAGACAATACAAGTGTACGATGGACTCAAGGAGAACTTTTAGATTATTTGAATGATGGTCAAAGAGAGATTGCTAACCTTCGTCCTGACGCTACCGCTACTCACTCTAATGTATCTTTATCCGCGGGAACTGAACAATCTATCCCAACTGACGGGTTACGTTTAATTAAACTTGTTAGGAATATGTCTGGTACGGGCACCGATGCAACAGGTGGTAGGGCTATAAGAGTTGTCACAGAAGATGCTTTGAATAGCACTCAACCCAGTTGGCATGACCCTACCGTAACTGGAGACGCTGCACACGGTACTGAAGTTAAGCATTATATATTTGATACTAATGATCCCAGAAAATATTATGTATACCCTGGAGTATCTGGTAGTGCGTATATAGAAGTTGTGTATTCTAAGAACCCTACTAATTTAAGTGCTGTTACTGACTTAATACAAGTAGATGATGTTTTTGCTAATCCTTTAATTAACTTTGTTTTATATAGAGCCTTTCTAAAAGACTCTGAGTTTGCTTCTAATATGCAAACTGCAGGAACTTATTATCAATTGTTTACTCAAAGTTTAGGCCAGGGTGGCTTAGTACAAAATAACACACAACCAGACCAAGGAGCGACTAATGGCTAGTTTTGATTCATTAATTACAGAAGTATTACCATACGTTCCAGGATGCCCAGACTCGTTGATTGAAACTAATTTACGTTCGGCAACTATAGAACTTTGTGAGAAGAGTAAAGCTTTTACTTTTGATTTAGATCCTCTGAACTCTATTTCAGGAGAGTATGAGTATGAGTTTGATCAACCTAGTGGTACAGATGTGCATCAGATTTTGTGGATGACATATGATGGTAATGATTTAGACCCAATTAGTCCTAGAAGTTTAGAGTTAAACTACCCTGATTGGAGGGATCGTTCGGGTACACCAACAGTATTTTTACAAAAGACATCTGATAGTTTTTGGTTAGTCCCAGTTCCAAACAGTAACAAAGAGATATTAATAAATGTTGCTTTGAAACCTACTAGGACTACAAACAACATAGATACAGAATTCAGTAATACGTATAGAGACGGCATCATTTATGGGGCTGTCTATAGGTTATTAAGAATGCCGAGTAAACAGTGGACTGATCCAGTTGCTGCTGCGGACTACTTTAATTTGTTTCAGGCCGAAGTCACTGATGCAGAACTAAGGGGTAGAGGCGGTAACATTGGAGTTAAAAGAACTGTTAAATACAAAAGTGCAGGTCTTTCACCGAGGAAAAGATACGGAAGATATGGTAAAGAATTGGACTACTAATGACGGCACAGTTTTCGAACATATTCCGTTAGATGATGTAAAAGTTGCCTACAACACGATTGAAAAAGATCTAAAGAAAGTAACTTTAAAAACATACTCTGATTGGATACCAGCTGATGTGTATGTTTCGTTACGTAGAGCTGAAGCTGATTTGTATATGGCTTACAAAGATGAATATTATGTAGGCTTTTTTGTTACAACTATTGTTAGAGACTTTGGTGGTGATAAAATATTGTTTGTTTGGGTTGCCTATAGTAATCCTAAACACGATAATACTGAGGCAGGGTTTGAGTTTTTAGAAACTTTGTCAAAAGAATTAGATACTACAGAGATAGAATTTCATTCGAGTCGCTCAGGATGGGCAAAAAAAGCGGAGGCGTATGGATATATGCCAGTGATGCAGGTTTTTAAAAAAGAGGTATAACATGGGTGGAAAAAGTCCAAAACCAGCTGAGTATAAACCCAGCGAGACAGAAAAAATTCAGGCAGCTATAGCCAAAGCTGATCAGGATTATTTTCAACAAACATATGATCCTTTATTGTTGCAGATGAGGGATAAATCTATGCGTACTGATGATACAAGAAGTTTTGTTAGAGGTAGGGCGCAAGCAGATACTATGCAATCCCTAACAGGACAAGGACCGAATATTAATGTGGCTAGAAGTGTAGATTCAGCAGCTAATAGGGCTACTGGGGCGGTCTCTAATATTTTAAATGCGGATAGAATTGCACAAGATATAAGTAACAAACAACAAACAAATGTCTTAGGTATTGCTAGAGGGCAAGCAGCTGATGCTGCAACTGGTTTAGCACAAGCTTCTAGGTTAGCTCGATCAGAAGGTTTAACAAGACAGGCGGCTAGACAAGCTAGAGTAAGAAACACTATGGGCGCTATTGGTTCAATTGCAGGTAGAGGAGCCTCAGCTATGGGCCAATCTTATATACGTAGTGGAGGGAATATTTTTTCAACGTAATAGTATATGCCACATAATAGATACCACAACGAACCAGATATTACGCTTTCATCTAATTTAGCTGAAGTAACTGACCCGGATCAAACTTTTGCCGATGTAAGCCGATCGGGTTTTGATCGTTTTATAACATCATATCGTCCTTTTGAGAATCAACTTATTCAACGTTCTCAAACTGATACTAGTTTAGTGGATTCTGTAGCTCCTACTGTGCAAGCGCAGACTGATATTGCACAAGGGATAGCTCAAAGAAACAGAGAAAGGTTTGGTTTAGCTGAGACAGGAGCTATGCGTAGAGAAAGAACAAGAGCTACAAGCAGAGCTCAGTCTTTAAATTTAGCAGGCGGATTGAACAATGCAAGGTTAGCTCAACAAGAAGCTAATCAAGCTTTATTAGCAGATTTAATAAATATTGGACAAGGTGTCAATAGAAGCGCGTTGAGCGGTTTAGGTGCAGCAGCGCAAAATGCAGTAGCACGTCAGAATCAATATATTCAAGATAAAACAGCTTACAAAAACTCTCGAGATAACATGTTTGCTAGTATTATTGGTGGGGCAATGTCTTTCCTTTCCGACATTAGGCTTAAAGATAATATTCAATTTAGTCACAAACACGGAGAGTATGATGTTTATACTTGGGATTGGACTGAGGAAGCCTATCAGGTAGGTGTGACGGATGAACCTACTATTGGAGTTATAGCTCAAGATATTTTACAAAGTAAACCAGAAGCTGTATGTCAACATAGTTCTGGCTACTTAATGGTTAACTACGGGGTTTTGTAATGGCAAATTATGTTTTAGGTAGAGACTTAAAAGGACCTGAAGGGTTTTTTAGACGTATCTTTGATAAAGGTATCACTCCACAGCAGTTTCAAACAATGAATACATTAAATGCTGCTCAATATGAAAACACTTTTGGTTCAATGCAAGTTGATTTTTTAGAAGCCTTAAAAAACGAAGATAAACCCGAGTCTTTTGCTGGGACTCAAGAAGACTGGAATTTATTTAGAAATAAAGAGTTAGGGGATCAGGGAAAACCCTTTGCTTTTTCTTCGTCTAAAATTATGAAAGTATTTGGGGAAGATTATTTGATGAATAATTTACCTAAAAATTTATTAGAAAATACTTTAAAAACTTTAGGAGATGACCCTAACACAACTAAAAGATTTGATATCGAATCTACTCTTGCAGGTAAGTACAAAGACGAAGAGGGTAAAGACGCTTTTGACCCAATTGTTAGAACAAATAAAATTGGTGAGGACGGTAACGTTCAGTCCAGAAGTAATAATCTAACTGCAGATGCTTCTAATCAATCCGACAGCGGAGACCCGGGTATAGGTGGTATTGATTTAGCACAATTTGATGCTTTGATAGAAGCAGGAAGGTTAGAGCTTGTAGATAAAAGCGGGGGTAGGATAAAACCCATAACGGATAATCTTAATCAAGCTTTGTATAAAGAAAATGTACTTGCAGGTTTATATGGAGACAGAAGTACATCTATCGCTACTGTTCAAAATATGGCGGATATATTTAGAGAACAGGGCTACACTGTAGAGGGGGGTAGTGTCGGGACTCCCCCAGAGTCACCTGAGGTTAGCACCGACCCACAAGAGGATAGAAGCACTGGGTTAGTAGGTGCGTATCGTTTAGATCCAAACTTAAAAACAACTCAAGATGCCTCTAGAGCAGCATCTTCATATAAAAGTGGAACCCTACCTTCAGATGCAGAAATAGAACAACTAAGCCAAGGGCTATCTCCTGGGTTTAGAAATAGATACAAAAATAATTTTATTTCGACAAGGAATGCGGCTGAGAAATTAACTCAACAAATTCAAACTTTAGAAAGCCAAGATGATTTATCACCTGCTCAAGAAAGACAATTGCAGACTTTAAAAACAAACTTAGCTGGTCAAACTAGGTCTATAGATAGATTTGTCGAACGAGTAACTGAGAATATTCAATCTGATGCAAAGGCTATATCTGACAAAGAAGGTTTACGTGTTCAAGATTTAAGTAAAAAACTAAGTGAAAAAATGAATGTTATTGGTAGTGGTACAGCTACTGATAGTAGAGTAAATGATCTTAATAAAGGGATTGTTCAAGACTTACGTCAAATTGCAGGTATTAAATTTAGAACAATATCTAATGAGAAAAAACCATTAGCAACACAGATACTAAGTAATAATGCGAACTTAGAACAAATACAAAAAAACCCAGAAGTATTCAATGATTTAATCAATCTCACAGGAGAAGAGTTTTTATCTAAATACAGCACACCTGAAGGTAAACTTGATAATAATAAAGTGTTTGGGCAAGAGTTACCGGCTGAAGCAAAAGAAGCACTAAATAGATCTGTTAGTAAACAACTCGTAAATGAGGTTACCACCGCTATACAAAGTGGAGATGATGCTAAAGTTAAAGAACTTCTTAACACTATAAATGTAAGCGAACAAGATCAAATTGTATTAGGAAACGCTTTACGTAATTCTGGTGGTGATTTAAGAAAAAGTCCTAGGGGTGATATAAGAGCTCTATACATAGCTACGATTGCTAACATGGATACTGAATCTTATTTATTTAAACAAATGATTCAACCTAATGGTCTTTATGGAAACATGGTTGAAATGGGCATGATAAATTCAGCTGGTATTGATAATTCTCTTAAATTAAGTAACCAGCGTATACAAGAAATTAATAGTCGAAAAGCTAGTGCCGGTGTAATCGGTATAAATACTCAGTTAAATAATTTTTATAATGAGATTATAACAAATGAAGACTTAGAC